CGCCCGCCTCCTATCTCCGTGACGCTCTGTATGCGTCCACCCAACGCTGTGCGAACAGCAGCGTCATCACCAGGGCCAGGCAGGCGGCGATACCGGTGGTAGCCCGCTCTGTCGCCTGTAAGCCCAGGGCGACGCACCACACCGTGCCAGCCGTAGCCGAAAGCGCCGCCCCCAGCAGTCTGATGAGGACGATCCCGGTGAGCAGGCCCACCACGCCGAGGAGGCCGCCCAGGATGCAAAACACACCCCACGCGATCACGATGACGTAACCCCCTCGCTGGACCAGGGTCGGGGAGGCGGCGAAGAAGGAGAGCACCCCTGCCGTCGCCAGCGCCGCGTACGCTCCCAGCGCACAAGCCAGCGGAAGCAGGCGCCACAGGCGTCCCCAGCCCTTCGCCGTCATCCATCCCCCTCAGCTCGATTCCGCGTCCGGCCGCCCCGGCGTGACATGCGCATCCTCGGTTAGTACCTCAACCGGCATCCTCAGGGCCTGCCGGTGCAGCACGATCCGGCGTTCGATGTCGGCAAGCTTGGCCATGATCGGCCCGGCATCCCCGCCTGGTGGCAGCTCCTCGGCGTCGAGCACGAAGCGGTAGTGGTCCGCTTCGAGATCCAAAAGTCTCTGCCTGCGCAGGTGCTCGGCTTGCGTATTGCCTAGCAGTTCGTAGTTCAAGCTCACAGTTTTCTCCCGGTTGATTACAGGTTATGAAGTGACATAGCTGGAAACAATTGCCTCCTGGGCATTCACAATAAGAGCCTGAATGGTGACGCTGGGGACAGCAGAAGCGTTGACCACAATACGAGTGCGAACCTGGAACGTTGCTCCCGCAGGAACATTGAGCAAAGTGAAGTCTGCATTCTGCACATTCAGCGGACGCAGGCCGGTGCGATGCGAAGGGCCGCCCATGAGAGCTGAGCCGAGCGAGGAGAAACCCCCGCCGTTGACTGCCACATCACAGTTGACCACCCACTGCTGGCCGTCTTCCCGGTCGGAGAATGCGCCGACTTCCACTTGCGCCTGAACGCGGATATCGAGAGCAAGATCGCAGGCAGTGGCCGAGCGCGCCTGCATCACGGCGTACGTTGTGGTCAGCGTGTTCCCGGGTGCAACAGTGACATTGGGATTGGTCTGCGTCCGGTGCCGCAGCGGCTGCCGGGCATCGCGCAAAGTGCCCGCTCCCGCCCACCGGGTCCCCGCCAGCATGCGGCCCTCGGAATCCCAGCCACCGACCACTTCGATGCTTTCGCCCGACCCCATCCGATGCAGCTCCAGAAAGCGCTGCGTGAGGTCGGTATAGCGCTTGAGAGTGAGGTTCACGGCACCGGTGCCGAGTGCCTGCGTGATCGTGGTGGGCACCCGGACAGTGCTTGACTGCCGGGCGTGAGTGATCACCGGCTCATCCAAGCCGGTGTTCGACGGGTCGGTGATGTCGGCGCGGGTAAGCTTCCACAGCGCGGAATCGCCGGAATAGCCCGACGAGCGGACCAGCACCTGGCGCCCCGACAGCGCCAGCACTCCCGCAGCCGATGTCGAACCCCACGGCAGGCGGCCGATCGTAGCGCCGTCGCGGCCCAGCTGGAGCAAGGCGGCGGAGTCGTCGGCCTGGCGCAGTACACGCAGGATGGTCTTCGTGTCCCCCGGAGCTGCCTGACCGTGAAGAACCAGGCCGTTGGTGTCAGAACCTGCGCTGGTGGGGGCGATGGCGATGAGGGAGTCGGCCGGGACGGACGCCCCGCCGAACGCGGCGGCCGCGCGCTGCTGGAGCTGGCCGGTGGCGTCGACGGTAAGAACGTCGGATCCTGCGGAGGTTTGCACGGCCAGCATCGGACCCGCCCCCGCGCCGTGCGGGCGCAGCACGAGGCCGCGCTCGCTGTCGGTGCGGGTCCGGATGTGCACCCGGCCCCGGGCGACAGGGTCGGCAGTCACCGACGTTCCGACGCCGACGATGAGGTTGCCTGCTGCCGCGTCGTTGAGGTCGAACACGCGCAGCGTGCCCCCGGCAGCGATCGATCCGTCGTAGGCCACGGTCGCGCCAGGGCCGCTGCCGTTGTCCGGGTGAGTGAGAATCAGGCCCGTTACCGAGCGCGCCGGGCCGCCGCCGCCTACACCGGAGTAGGGCCGCAGGTAGAACGGATCCGGGTCGGTGTTACCGCCCGCGAAATCCCAGTTGCCGCCGTCGTCACGCCGGAAGAGCGTCTTGTTCGCCCCACCCGGGGCGACCATCGCATACCGGCCCGCCACGACGTTGGTCACCGGCAAGGATGCCGCGCTGGCGCCGTCGTCGTAGGCGGCGCGCTGCTCGATGTTGAGGAACGCCTCGTTGAAGTCGATACGGCTGGGCGAGTCGGTGCCGACACCCCACTGGACGAGCCCGAAGCGGCTGGTGCGGGTTTCTGCCATCTCAGATGTTCCTTGCGTAGAAGGCGTCCACGTCGTACAACTCCCCCGCGCCCATGCCGGTCACGGTCACGGTGGCGATCATCTTCGTGGCAGTCGCCGGAACCGGCACCGCCACGCCGGTGCCTGCCCGGAACCACGCGTCGGCGGCCGTTGCAGGGTAGCTCTGGGCGAAGTCGGATCCGGCAAGGTAGCTCCCGCCGTTGTAGAACTTCAGGGTGTAGCCGACATCACGCGTCAGGTCGGGCCGGACCGAAAACGAGAAGTGCGCGCTGCCCGGTGTCGCCGGGATGTCGGGGCTGACCAGGTTGCCCGAGCCCGCGCCGGTCGCAGTCACCCGGCACATCGCCACACCGTCGACGCCGCCGAGCACACGTCCGATCGAGCTGTTCGCCCCGGCTGCCCAGCCGGTGGTGTCGACCTCGAACGAGGGGTTGGGGACGGCGTTGCCCGGGATGGCGGTGTAGATCAGCCCAGCCTGCTCCAGCTGGTCCCAGGTCAGCGACTCCCAGTGCGGGTTCCACTGCGGGAAGACGGCCTCGATCTGATCCCAGGACGCGCCGTAGGCCGCATGGTGCAGCACCACCCCGGCGGGCTTGACACCCTTGCGCAGAACGGCGTCCAGCACCGCGCCCGGATCCGGCGTCTCCGCCGTGCGCGTGACGATCGTGATATCCCAGATGGTGCCGTCGTTCAGGCTGCCGGACACCGGGATCATGTGCGGCACGACGCGGGCGTACTTCGAACCAGTCAGCGCCGTCTTGGCTGCGTCTGCGATCGCCGAGCGCGTGCCGCCGCGCCAGCCCGAGGTGGCGTAGGCGATGGTGTCGCGCTTCTCCTGCTCGCTGGCGGCCGGGTCGAGGGTCGAGCCGACCAGCTGGGCCAGCCACGGCAGCCACGCGACGTCCGCCTGCACGGGGTCGGCCAGCGCCGAGGGGCGCCGGACGCGGTTGGCCCGCCACTGCGCCAGCTCGTCGCCGCGCAGCGCCCACGGCTCCGGGGTGGCCGGGCCGACCGGGTTGTCGCCCGCGATGCGGGTGATGGTGTCGTCGAGCAAGCCGCCGTCGGCCAGCATCGCCCCCAGGTAACGCTTGAGCGTCCATGTGCCGTCGAGGGCGTCCATCCGCCGGTGGATCTCGGGCAGGCGCTGATACAGCCGGTCGACCAGGGTGGACATGTACGGCACCTGGCCGTCACCCGGCATGGGCTCGGAGGCGAGAGGAGTGGTCACCGGCTACACCGCCGTCGCCGTGACGACGCCCGCCTTCGGCAGGGTCGCCGGGCCGCTGATGACGTAGTCCGCCGTGGTCGAGCCCTCGATTGTGACCGTGGCGACGTAGTCGACGCCGTCGACCCGGTCGACCAGCGAGACGATCTCGTTGTGCCGGACGACCCCGCCCCAGGCCCAGGCCAGCGGGTCGATGTAGGCGGTGATGGCGTCCTCGACTGCCTGAAGGGTGATGACCGAGTCGAAGCCATCGAAGATCGAGACCGTTGTCGAAACGTCCACGGTGTCGATGGTGACGTCGACGACGTGCACGTCGAGCACAGCGACTGCGCGCGCTTCGAGGTCGGCCTCGATCTCGTTCTTGGCCTCGGTCGACAGCGCCGCCCCGCCGTCGCCGAGCACGGCCACCGTCATATGGCCCGGGTCGTCGCCGGGATCACCGGCGCCGAGCGGATCCCACAGGTCGATCCCGACGGCCCGGGCGACCTCGGCTCGCTCCAGCGCGGCGGCAACGAAGTGACGAGGCAGCACGAGAGCATCCGAGAGCCTCGACAGCCGCGCTACGCCCCGGTCCCGCCAGTCGTTGTCGCTCTCCGGGTCGCGACCATCGGCGATGGTAGTGGCCAGCTGGACGGATTCGATGAACGGGACCGGATCGGCCATGACCATCGCGCGCCCGGAGGTCAGGCCGTTGGCGGCCGCGGTGAAGGTGTCGCCGATGATCGAGACAGTGCCCGTGTCGTCGCCGGAGGGAATGACGAGCCCGGGCGGCTCGACCAGGAAGGTGACCGAGCTCCCGTCGTCCATGGGCAGATAGATACGGGTTCCGCCGGGGATCGTGTGCCCGATACTGTCACCGAGAGTGAACGTCGCCGAGGCGATCGGCGCGGCCCCGGCGTCCTTGTCGACCCCGGCGATCAGCAGCAGGGCTTGAACCACGGCGCCGGGCAGCCGGTTGACCGCGACGATGGCCTCGGCGATCTCCAGGGCGAACGACTCCATGAGCATGACCTCGGTGTTGCCCTCCGAGGGCACCCATCCGGGCAGGTTCAGCTGGAGCGCCGCGAGGGCAGCCTCGACGACATCCTGGTCGGATCGGTCGAAGATCCGCAGGTCGACGTAGGCGGTGAGGTCCGGTGGCGGCGGCGAGACGTTCGGGCTGGTCACTGCGGGGGAACCTCCCGGATTCCGTCGATGCGGGCCCACTTGACCACGACCTGCTCCCGGCCTTCGTCCAGCCGGTTGACCGAGACGTTCTCGATGGTCACGCGCGGCCCGAAGTCGGTGACCTGGCGGATCAGGGCGGAGAGCAGGAAGCCGTTGAAGGCAGGGTCGTTGACGCCGTAGGTGGGCACCGTGATGCGCTCGCCGGGCCGGGTCATCATGGCCACGGCGATCTGTCCTTCGATCTCGGCGTCGCTGCCCTGATCGACCGTGGCGACGGCGCCGTTGGCGTCGAGGCGGAACGGGAAGCTGATCAGTCGGGGCATGGGTCGCATCGTCGCATGTGCAGGCCCTGGACCTGGGCAGGCGCGCGGCTCAGGCGACCAGCCCCATCCAGGCCCGGTTCGAGCTGGCCGCCCAGGTGCCATCGGTCAGGTCGATGCTGCCGGGCCATGCGCCGATGGCCTTGGTCACCGAACTGAGCTGGCCGGTGGGGTTGAGCACGTGGGCGTGGGCTGGGGCCGGGCTGGCGGCGATCTGCGGGGAGACGGTATACCCGCTGCCGAGGATGCCCAGGGCCATGAAGGGGAATCCGCTGAACGCCTGGCCGCCTCCGGAGAACAGCGCCAGCTGCTCACCCAGCGCATTGAGCAGGATGGCCTGGGTTACGTGCAAGATCATGGTAGCCCGGCTGGTACCGACGTACACCGCAGCCACTGCCGACCCTGCACCTGTCCCGGCGGTGGTGACGACAGCCCTGAGGCTGGCAAAGTTGAACGCGCGATTGGCGTAGGAGACCTGGAGGTTGGCCACCCCGTTGGCGAGGGTCGCGGTACTGGTTGCGGTGTGACGAGTGATCGACTCGATCAGCGTGCCGTACAAGTCCCGGTCGCCCTGGTTGTATGGCCGGGCCGCTTCGATCGTCTCCAGCGCGGTGGCCCGGCCCTCAAGCGAGGTGGCCCGCCCTTCGACCGCGGTGGCCCGGCCCTCGACCGCGGTAGCCCGGGATTCGAGGGAATCAAGGCGCCCGTCAGCCGCCGTCTCTCCTGATTCCAGGTCTCCGATGCGGCCTTCCAGTGCGGTCGACCAGTTCGACAGCTGGTCGATTGCAGTGGCGTCGGCCTTCGCCTGCAAGGCATCGAGCAACCCGGCGACGTCGTCGATCTGAGGGAAGTCGGCGCCCAGCTTCGCGATGATGACCAAGTTGTCACGGCTGGTTCCGGTGGCGCCGAGCACCACGCGGTCGCCCTTGCGCAAGCCAGGCACACACGAGGAGATCGGGCCCCACTTCGAAGTGTGCGCCAGGCTGACGGAGTCGAGCATGTAGCCGCCGGTTTCGATGTTGTAGCCGGTGACCCGACCCATGTGCAGATAGCCGTACTCAGGCACACTCGCCTCCCATCATCGGTAGCCTGCCGCGCCGGGGATCTTGCCCGCCGAGGTCCAGCCTCGGCCATTGGCGTTGCCCTGACGGACGCCGCTGGATGGACTCATCGCCTCGATCGTCCTCCCGTTGCCCAGGCTGATCGCGACGTGGCCGGGCATGAACAGTAAGGCGCCCTTGGTGTTGATCGCGGCCGAGACGCTCTGTCCGGTTCCCTTCGAGCGCACCCATGCAG